CCCATATCATATATGTCAGACGCATGTGGTACAACTGATTCTGCTACCGTTCTCGACAGTTCTATATCTAGATCAGCATTACCAGTATTGAATAAACCTACCTGACAATCACTAACATTACTTGACATCTGCAAACCCGCAACAATGTAATCACTGCAGCACCTTGCAACTATCGCGTAACTATATAGAGACTTAATAGCATCTGAAGCTAACAAGCCTGTCCATGGTAACCTCTTAGCAACTACTGTAGATGACGAGAAAGAAGCCCTCATCTGCTGCAGTCCAGAATTGCCGCGCAGAACGATCAAACCTTCAATACCGCCAGCATACAAGCAGTTACTTTCTAGCCCGCCATACACATCATCAGTAGGAACATCGGGGTACAAACCAGGTGTAAAAGCGAAACTGGAAGGATCCCGTCCCCTAAGGTCCCTAATAAGATTAGCTAGTGCCAATGAACTAAAAGAGCTCTCATAATCTGAAAAGCTCTCAAACCCAGAAGCGTAGTCTAAATGATACCTCCAAGCACCAGGTACATTATTGGCCACTGTCATGGCTGCTAAACGTCTGGGCCCAGGACCACCCGCAGCTGGAATATTTAAGCCAGCTGCTGCATACAAGACAGTGGAATATGTACCAGTGGCTGCTTGTCTAGCTACTTCATAAAGAGCACGAAGACGATCCATTGCCTCCGCACTAATTGGCCCAAACCTCTCACGAGCAGGTAAGGCAAGTGAAGTCCACTCTGGACCTTCAAACTTAACAAACTGCGAAGCGTACGTGAATCCTTCCATAAGACCCACTTTATCGCCAGTCATCGTAAGTAACCACCTCATCGCTTCATTCCAATCATTTATTGTAATATTAGCAGGCGCAGCTGCTGTGTTAGGTCTAGCTTGCAGAGCGCCATACACATACAGTGCATAGTCTTCACCAAAGGAATTAGCCAAACCTCTAACACCAGTTTCTCCTCCGACACGTGCAATATTGACATTAGGCTGCTTGATGCACCACAAAATCCAAAGAGCATTCAGTGAGAGTCTAGTGGTAGTAAGCTTCGATTCTATGAAACAGCCAGCTTTAGCACCTGCAACTATATCATGCAGGTCATTAACAAAATTATCATACAATCCAGCAGCCGGAACATTCGCTCCAGGCCACACAGCAGTTGCATGATTGGCAGTTGGTGCCACATTCCATCCAGCACCAGCTTGCATAGCTTCCGCTAGCGCAAACATCCGCGCAAAAAGCGGCGCGTTAGATGTAGATGTATCAGTGATTCCAGCCACTATATTTGCTATTGTGCTGGCACCACTTAAATCTATACCACTTAAATGGCTTCTAACACGTTTACTAAGTTTTTCTACCTCTGTGTTATCCACTAAAGATAGACTAACTGTATTTTCCTCTCGAACGACTAGTTTCGACATCTCGTTCATTCGATTAATATAATAACACATATCTACTGAAGCACTACCTCGACCATTCACCTGGTTAGTAGCAACAGCAACCTTCATGTGCCCAGCATTAGCAAAGTTAGGGTAAACAGTCTCAGCTTGTCCTAACTGCGCGTGAGCAGTGATCCTTGTTACAGGATTGATCATGTGTGATGCAGTTATGGACTTATACAGAGCATCTGTCCAGGCTACACCCTCACCAACTTTCTGTGCCCGATCAGACTTCGTGCCCAACCAAGCAACTCTATCTTGCTCGAAAAAACTACTACGAGCAACCGTCACCGATATGTTTCCATTTAGGATGTGCATGCCTTTGCTTGTGCACATCCAATGCACCCAAGTGATGCACACACTCTGTTTAATCAAGTTGAGTTTCTTGTTGTAGTACTTAACGCATTCTACATACGCAATCATTAGTGTGATTGAACACCCACTGTCGCTAACAGTGACTCGATTTGCTTGTAACTTTTCGGACCAAGAGCAATCCTTTCGCATCTTATTTGAACTTAACATTGTAATTTCCAGGAACTCCACGCACCGCTTAGGATACGCGCGACTGTTCATCCACACACTCCACCACAGTGATTAACCCGTGCAGTCTGTACACCATCCGACATCTTGTGCCTTGGCTCGGCTCTCCCGTCCCTCGTGTCCTGTCAATTCAGGGGGAATTGCATTTTCACATTAGCAATATTTAGGTTTCTTAGGTGTGTGAACTCCTTGCTGGTTACATTTAATTACAGTGTCGCCAGCACTGCAGGGCCCCATACACGCAAAGGGCTACATCCTACAGCTCCAACACTATAAACATAATAACAACACATTTACAACACAATCACGAACAAACAAGGGGAAATCGATGGAACTCCAAAGATTTCCGTGTAAAGAAAGGAGGCCTAAG